CATCTGTTCCATTAATTCCGTGTAGTCCATCTGTTCCATTAATAACATTTAAATCAGACAAATCAATCTCTCCAATATTTATATTGGTATTTGACTTATTAGCAAAATTCATATACAACAATACCCCAACCATACAGAACAACACAAATATTGAACTAATAATTATTTTTATATAGCGTTTAGCAAATGTTTCAAGTTTAGATATTTTTGAGTTATTTGAATTTTTTATATTTTTACGGATATCTATCGGAAATATTACATCTGATATATCCATTGCATATTGGGGAACTTCTACAACACGCGTTGCGGTTGGAACGAAGGGTGGTGGGTTCCTATCCTCTTTGATAACTGGATAAGAACTCATTTGAAACTGTATTATACTAAATATACTAAATTCAATTTTAGAATTAGGATGTTAAAATTTTATTCACCAATAAATTCACCATAAAATGGCATTCTTGGTGAATTGCTTATAGTATTATTTGTAATATAAGTAGGCATCGCAATCCAATAAATACGTGTTTCAATATTGTGTAAGTTTATTTCATTTGAATATTCCATTGTATTTATTGAATATGATTGATTTGAACGTTTTTCATTTAAGATTGCTGTAAGTTTATTATATGAAGTACGTAATGAAAACATATTTATTTATAATCAAATATGTTTTATATTAAAAATAACCGCAAGGAAAGTTATTTAAATATTATTGTATTATTAATAATATATGAGAGTTATTATTAAAAATACGTATGATGACTTATCATTTTGGTGTGCTTTGTACATTAAACAAAAAATAAATAAACATATGGATTTATATGGTTATGGTAAATGCAATGTTAATAAATTTGTTTTAGGATTACCTACTGGTTCAACTCCATTGGGTGTGTATGAAAATTTAATAAATTTCTACAACAATGGTGAATTATCTTTTAAAAATGTTATAACTTTTAATATGGATGAATATGTTGGAATATCTAGTAATCATTCACAGAGTTATAGAACATTTATGAACGAGAATTTCTTTAAATACATTGATATTCCAAGTGAAAATATAAATCTACTAAATGGAAATGCGAAAAATTTGATAGAAGAATGCAAAAATTATGAAAAAAAAATTTTAGAAGTAGGTGGAATAGATCTATTTTTATGTGGGGTTGGAAGAGATGGTCATATTGCTTTTAATGAACCTGGTTCATCATTAAACTCTGTAACAAGAATAAAAACACTCTCAGAAGAAACTATTATTGATAATGCGAGGTTTTTTGAAAAAATAACTGATGTTCCTAAACAAGCACTAACAGTTGGAATAAAAACAATAATGGATTCAAAAGAAATTATTATGTTAGCATCGGGAACTCATAAAGCGAATGCATTAAAACACTGTATTGAAGGTGCTATTTCGAATCAATATACTTGTACAGCAATTCAAAATCATCCTAAAGCAATGATAATTTGTGATGAAAATTCTATATCTGACTTACGTTATAAAACAGTTTTGTATTATAAAAATTTGCAAAAAAATATAGATTTAGTAGGTCTACCTCTCATTAATTATATTCAACAATTTATAGATGATGATGATAAAATATTAATCACAAGTCCTCATCCAGATGACGATGTTATTGGACTTGGTGGAACAATGCAATTATTTCCCAACAAGGATAATGTATGTGGTATTGTTTATATGACAAATGGTTTAGGAGGATTAAACGATAACTATAATGATAATGATAATGATAATGATAATGATAATGATAATGATAATGATAATGATAATGATAACTATAAAAAATATATTAATTCCATGATAAGAATTAAAGAAGGTATGTCTTCAATTGTTTCATTGGGTTATAAACACGATCAAGTCATTGATGCCAATTTACCATTTTATGGTGATACTTATCGAAACGTCACGCGTTGTGACATAAATATGATGCAAGATATTATCGATGATAAAAAACCACAACATATTTTTGTATGTATAGATGAGGACCCACATAAAACACATATTAAATGTATGAATATATTGAAAAAATTAAAATATCCCGATTATGTAAAAAAGATATGGTTATATAAAAGTGCGTGGGAAAAATGGAATAAAGATGAATTTAATTGTACTATACATTTCCCAAAAGATATTCTAAATAAAAAAATAACTGCAATAAATCTACATATAAGTCAACAAGATTTATATGTTAATAATGATAAAATTACCAGTTTTAATGATATAACATCACAATATGAATTGTCACATATGTGTCCAGAATATTATTATGAAAATTTTATGATTGTTCCTGTATCAGATTTTGTATTATAATATATGCAATATCTTCATTTGTGTATTTTTTGATATTTTCATAAATAATTTTGATATTATTATTAATATATTTTAATAATGTTTTTTCCATTCTGTTATATGATAGTTGTGTCCAATTCCATTTTTCATCTGGATTATTTCTTACTATATCGAAGGTTATATTTGGATTATTTGAAATTTTACTGTAATGCCAACGTTGTAAATAATATTTATTTATAATTTCATATGTTAAATTTACATTTGCAGATAAACATGAATATAAATTCTCCTGACTTTTGAGTGTGAGGTGTCCTGCATATTCCGGTGAACACGGATCATTGATTGGATTTTCTAATCTATTTCCTTTATTAATATGAAGCTCTTCTATTACATCCCATTCTACATTTGGATTTTGCCGTATTTGATTCCAATATCTACGCAATATATTATCATATAATTGTTCTTTTTTAATAGGTAATCTAAACATAAGAATTTCCATATCCCATGGAAAATCTGGATTATTTTTGACTTGTTCATATGTAATTGTTTTGTTTAATGCATTAAAATACTGAAAATCCCATGGATAATTTGGATTATCACGTATTGTTTTAAATGTTATATTTTTATTATATGATATAATATTCCATTTCCAAGGTATATTTGGATTGTTTTTAACAATATCAATGGTTAAATTAGGATTATATGAAAACATATCATACACCCATTGTTTATGTGGTGTATTTTGAATAATATCCCACGTTATATTTTTGTGAAATGCCAATGTACCAAAGTTCCAATCAAATTCTGGATTATTAATTATATCGTTCCAAGTTATATTAGAATTTATATTAATAGCGGATATCCCATTTTTAGTAAATATCCACGGTTTCTCCATATTAGATTTTATTATGTCCAATGTTATATTTCTATTCCGAATAAGAGCGTTCCAATCCCAAGGTAAATCCATATTATCAATGACGTGTTCCCACTTTAAAAACGGATGAAATGATAAATATTCCCAATCCCAACGTTTATCTTTGTTCTCCAATACAAATTGAAACCATTTATTCTGAAAAGTATTTGTTATCGTTTTGATTATACCTTTTTTATTAGAAATTGCATTTTCTATTATACTTTCTGTACACCATTGATAATACATTGTATTGTTTGTATTGTTTTAGTATTTTTATGTTTATAATTTATTTAATATTTAAAATATTTGTCTAAGAATATTTTAAATATTTGTCTATAAATATTTTTCTTATATTATAATAAATGAGTTATAAATTTATTATAAATCCTATGACAAAAGAAAAGCATAATATTCATTCAAAAAAAGGTAAAGAAATACTTAATAAATATATTAAACAATATGGTGGTGGAACCCGACCAGAAAACAGATTATGTCCAAGTGAGATTAATATTGAAGGTGCAAATATAACATATACTTATCCACTTCCAGTAATGGTATATCCTAATCAAAACCCACCTTTAAAAGAAAGTGTAAGAATATATGATTATGTACCACTAACTGAGTATTATATGCACAGACGTTTTTATTCCGATTACTATAATTTTGATAATGATAATCAATTATTGGATTGGATGATTGATGAAAAAAATCTTGAATATTGGAATATTCAAGTTAGAGGATTAAATAATCGTATACTTAATATTACACAAAATCAGGGTTTAGAAGATTTCAATCAATATGATATCTTTAATTTCTCTAATAGACCGGGGCAATCATATTTTGTAATTGAATATGATGGTGGTAAAAGAGGGTTTTTAAATATTTGTCAAGATGAGGAGTGTACATACATGATTCCCGAAGCAATTATACCAATAATAAAATATAAAAATTTAAATTATTATTATCATCATAATTTAAAAGATTCTAATTCATATTATATACACGAATTATTGGTTCCACATGGTACGAATGGTATTTTATTATCTATAGATATTGCATACAATTTCTTAAATCCAGAATCAGATGGTATTGCATGGAGAATGAATATAAGTTCAGGCGAAAATCAACCAGTTATTCGAGAACCATTAAAAATTATCGTTGATAGTAAAGCCTATATTAAAAAAAATGAAAGTATAAAATGTTGTGCAGTATTGAGATGGATAACAGATACTACACAAGATTTAGATACTAATTATTTTGGAATTGAACATTATTTCACTGTTGCAAGTTATGGAACGCCATATATTTTCATTACACATCCTAGTTTTTCAGTAAAAACACACATAAATGATAAATTATATTATTCGTTTGAAGTTAAAGCAGAGAATAATAATAGAAATCCAGAAAATATACAACGATATATTATTGAACAATATAAAAAAAATATTGAAAAACCTGTGAATCAACAATTTAAAAATTTATTTAATCAATCGGGTTTAGCAAATATTAATATTATACCAAGCATAGATGATAAATTATAGGGAAAAACAATAAATATAATTAAAGATTTATAAATTTAGAATTATCATAATAGATATATCACTATTAACATATTTATTCAAAATATTATATGTTTTTTTCATTCTATATATATAATTATCTAATAATTCATCAATTGGTTGTATTATATCACGTATATCATATGAGTGATTGTAGTAATATTCGTCACTAAAATTTTTTTCTTTTATAACAATATCTTTCATTATCGACGAATTGAAAATAACATTTTTAAATTCCCAATTTTTATGTTTATGTTTTTTTACTATATCAAAATTAATATTAGGGTTTCTAGATAATATATTATATAAATGATATGGTAATCTTTTATTTAATTCATTCCATTTAATTCCTATATTTGAAGGTATTGTATCATACCATTGTGTATCTATGTAACTATTTTTATATTCTTCTTCTAGAATTTTATCAAAAATATCAAAATTTATATTTGGATTCTTAAAAAATGTAAATAAAAATTTTTTATTGTTGTTTTTATTGTTGTTATTGTTATTGTTATTGTTATTGTTATTGTTATTGTTGTTTTTATAATTTTTATCAATTAACTCAAAATAATTTGTCGATTTTATTAAATCATATGTTATATTTGGATTTTGATATAAAGATATTGGACTCCAATTATAATTTAAATTATTTTTAATAATATCCCAAGTTATACATCTATGTTGTGATAAAAAAAACCAAGACCAATTTAAATTATGATATTTTTTAATTAAATCAAATGTAAGATTCGGGTGAAGACATAAATACCATAATAATTTATCAATAAAATATGAATTTATAACTGTTGGTATAAAAATATGTGTACGTTGATGATAGTAATATTCATCACTGTTATAATAATATTTATATCTTTTTGTTATAAAAGATTCATATTCGTTTGAATCATAATTTATATCTTCTTTTAATAGTTTTGATAATACATTATCTAGATGTTTAGTTGGTGCATTTTTATTATAACTAGATAATACCCATAGAAAAGGATGAGTATGTTCTATATCATCTAAATTTTTTTGTGTTACTTTTAATTTTGTATACACATCTACCATATTCCATTTAATATGTGGATTTGATTTAACAATATCAATTGTTATATTTGGATTTATAGATACATATTTCCAATTCCAAGGTAGATTAATATTATTTGATATAATATTCCAATCTATATTGGGATGTGCCGATAAATATTCCCAATCATAATTTATATCTTTTTTTTCTATTACTTTATTAAACCATTTTATATTAAATCTTTTTCGAAAAAAAATTTCAATATTTAAATGCATCATAAATATGATTAGATTTTTAATTATATTTATTATGTATATTTTTTTAATATTGTAAAATTTATGATTTAAATAAATATAAATCATAGTTAATATGTACATATTTTAGGTATTGATACAAATCCTAACTCATTAATACTTATTACTGCTTTTGATTTTTCTACTTTTCTATCATTAAAATATATTACAGCAGATCCAGATTTTTTAGATAAAGAACAATATAAACCAGGATATCCAATAACTTCTATATTATATCCTGCAGAATTTATCATATTCCAAAATATGCCAATTAAACTATATTTTTTTATTGAATCTTCTGTATAATCAGGTGATGTAGCACTATCACACGTATGAAAATGAAATATTATTTTTTTATCTTTCCAATTAACTTCTTTTAATTCTTCAATTATTTTTTGTGCTAAACTTTTGGAATCTATCGTATATCCTCCAATATCAAGCACGGTGAAATCACTTGGTTCACCGTGTGCTATAATATGAATTATTAATTTTAATTGTATTTCATTAATCGCATTTTCGAGATGTTTTTTTAATATATAATTTTCAAATCCATTTATATTCAAAGAGAAAAAAAGAGGATGAGAAAATATTCGACTGTTTTTTGAAGATTCTTTTTTCTTTTTTAATCCAAAAACCGTTTGTTCGTAAAAATCAATTAT